ATACACTCTGAACAAGCATAGCCATCACGATATTCCCCATCAGCAAAGATCACGTTGCCTTGGTTATCCAAGGCTTCGTAATCCGCATCTGCTGGAATCCTGTTGACAAACTTGCCACTGCCAAAAGAAGTATCTTCTCCACAGTGAACACATCTATTACCAATGTCACTCATCAGACACCTCCTCAAAATCTCCTGTGACATCTACTTGGCAATCGTCTCCATATTCTGTGCCATCATAGATGCCAACGATTTTAATCTTGTTTAGGATTTCATCATCTGTAAATCTTTCATCAGACCAATCAACATAAAGTGCCAAATTAGATTTAGTCACTTTATTAGCATCTGATTCTTGATAGACATTTCTAACTTCTGCATCAGTTAGTTTTACATTTGATGTAATCTGATAACGTCTAACATCTTGAGAATACTCTTCAATTTCATAGACATATTCTTTATTACCAATATCACTCATCATGCACCTCCTCTACATTAGAAGACTTATACTTCAGACTAAGCTTTCTTGGTTTAACCTTTTTCCTATTTGGATAAAGGATATTCAAAAATCTTTGGTTAACATCCACCAATTGATTAAAAGATTTAACCAATTCAAAGTTAACCTCAGACAGTTCTTCAGTTTTAGACCTATCAATCTTTGTGTATATCTTATTCAAGATAGCCATCAAATCTTGACTGGCTTCAAACATTAATTCTTCATTCATATTCATTTGTATTACCTCCATACGAATTTAGATTAATTAATTCTGTTTCATGACTTTTGCCACTCATCAGTAGGAAACACCCATTTCCTAGACAGAATTTTGAAAAACGACCTCACAGAATCGCTTCTAACGAATTTTCTAAAGGTAGGTAAGGGTAAGGCATACCTAAATATACCCTACCCTTAGAACGAACCTCAGTAAGCATCACTGCAATCGACCCCAATGTATTCGCCAAAAGGCATATACTCTCTGCATCTGTCTTCATCCTTGGCTAACCAAGAGTCAGTCAGACCCCAAAACACTGGGATGTTAGGCTCACTGTCAGCATCAGCATAACCCCAACCATCAGTGAAATAGATCAAGGCTCTGATATCTTCAGCATCATCAGTGTATTCGTTAAGCAGATTGAACACTGGGTCAAACCTAGTTCCACCACCGCCACGAAACTTAAACTGAATCTCATCGCCCATAGTCAGATCAAACTTATCCCACCATTCATCATCTGAGTTCTTGCGAACCACATGATCACAGTAGCAAACTCTGACCTTGTCTATGCCACAGTCAAGCATCATCTGTTGAGTCTCGCTTGCCATGTAATCTAACTCAGCTTGAGATACAGACCCACTGGTGTCGATAGCTATTGCAATCTCGCCACCATCAGCAGACCTAACTTTGCTAGGCAGATTGACTCCTCTCCATGCATGACGTTTATTAAGTCTTGACCAAGAGTAATCCTTGGCTACTACACTCTCTAAACAATCACGAAGATGATTCTTCCAATCAACACTGGCACTTCTCATTTCGCCAACCCTACCCTCAGTAGCAGACTTGTTGCCATCTAAAGAAGACAGCTTATCGCCCAAGACTACTTGCTTGCGGATAGCATTGCTGAGTTGATCAAGAGCATCAGCACTCAATGGCTTACCCTCATCATCAGTAGGCTCAATCACTTCGCCAATCGATGGTGCAAGATCATCGTACTTTGACGAAGGTGATTTCTGATCCTCATCAGAAGAATATTTACCAGTCGATTGTTGTTGCTGGCTTTCATCTTCTTGCTCATCAGAACCACCACCACTCTGACCTTGATCTTGCTGTTGATCATCATCAGAGTCATTGGCTTCTGCCATCTGATCTTTAGCTTCTTGCAAAGCTTCCTCATCATTATCCAGTATGTGGTAAACCTGTTCAGCAGACATCCTGTGATATTTCTTATCCAGTAATCCGCCTGTTGGTAAATCCATACCAAGATCATAAGTAAGGTATGCATTGATCACATAGTCGCAAGCAACATTCCAAAGAGCATGATTCCTATTCTTCTTACGAAGCGGATGCTCCCATATCACATGACAACCCTCATGAATAAGAACACCCTCAATCTCTTCGTCTGTATGCTCATCAACAAACTTAGGATTGTAGTAGATGCTCTTACCATCAGTTGCCATAGTGTCATGCTGATCACTCTCAATAAGTTCAAGAGGAAGCAATATAGATGCAATACCTACATCGCTTCTCATGAGCCTTGCTCTACATCTTGTTATCTTATCAGTCATGCTTACCTCCTAGTTTACCTAAGAATCCATCCTTTAATGGGTCGATAGCTTTTTTAAGATCACTTGATACTTGATCTCTTTTGCTCTGACCCATATCAGTCTCATCCCTTAGAGTATCCACTGAGTTGATCTTAGCCATAACACTGACAAGGTTTTGGTGTGCCTTGCTAATATCAGCATCGCTACCAAACACATCATCATTGAATGATGGTAAGACATCGATAGCCTGTCTTAGTTTCTCAATGCTACTGTCCTTGAAGAACCCACCTTTCTGCTTGTCCTTGGGATTGTATTTCTCAAGCTTATCAGCAAGGTGTGTCACTTGCTCAACCAAGGCATCAACGATAACCCTAGAAGAGGAAGCAACATTCTTCTTGATTCTATTCTCAACATCATGCTCTATCTTTGATCTCAGCTTCTCTGATACATTCAAACGAATATCATTTGAGAACGTAGGTATCACATTGGTTTCAAACTCAAACCTAAACTTCTCTCTGATCTCATCAACGAAAGGATAATCATATTCGTTGTAAGCAGAGCCAAGCAAAGTCTTAGCTTCTTCTTTCTTCCTTGGATAGTCTTTGCAGAATCCATCCACCTCAGTAAAGAAACTTCTTCTAGCTTCATCCATTGCTTGCTGTAGGTTATCCAGTTGTGAGTTAGGGCATAACCTCCACCCACTCACAACCTTGTCATCTACATCAGTTGAGTTGTCATCCCAAGGCAAAGTCATTGGATAGTAATAATCATTCCTTACCTTGTTGATGATTCTTCTGAAGTATTTGCTATGGCTGTTGCCTAACAAATGCTTCTGAACATTAAGCAGTTCTTCATCTGCTTTGACATCAGTAGCTAGCTGTCCTCTAAGATTTTTATCAGACTTGATACCACTCCAAAACTTTGTAGTGAATCTCACTAGCACTGCATTTTCGCTTAGTGTGTTTTTAGTTTCCTTTGTCATAAGTTCCTCCTGTCGAAAAGAAAATTAACTGGTTAATAAAATATTTCTTAGTATTCCACATTGCTGTGTTCTACCTTGAAACTTCCATACACTGAAGAGTCTTTTAACTCCTCTCTTCTAGCTACCGCTTGTCTTACAAAGAAGATAGCAAACTCCACTGTTGGGAATTTTCTAACGTAGGCTAATGCATTTTCAAAGAAGTCATGAACCTCTTTGTCTTTAGCATTGACCACTCTATCTAGCAGAGCAATACAAGTCGCATAACAAATGCCTGCATCGTCAACGATATCTACATCCTTGCCTTTCAGAATATCTGTAAGGTTAGGAACGTCTTCCATGAGAGATATGAAATTCACAAACTCTATGGCTTGCAGTTCGCCCACATCACAAGTGGCGATAGTCTGATATAAATCCTTGCTAGGATTAGTCTTCAAAGTATCACTCAGTCTTGTCCATGATCTTGGACTAGCCTGTGGCTCGCTGATCTTCGCATCGAAGATGTTCAATGAGTTAGGCTGAAAACTGAGGAAACCCATCACATATGGATGCACCTCATTCTCAGTTGCCCACTTAGACCAGTCATCAAAGTCATGCTCGAAGTTGATGATGGAACATCTACCAATAACGTGAGAGGGAAGCTTATTACTGCCCGCCCTGTCACTGGCTCTATTACCCGCACAGATCAATTTCCACCCAGTAGGCAAGACATACTCGCCCAGTCTTCTTTCATAGATCAATTGACCCACGACAGCTTGGACACTGGGATGGGCTTGGGCATATTCATCAAAGAAGAGAACACCCTCGCCACCTGTTGGAAGATTACCTAAAAAGGCTCTCTTCTGTGCATTGCTTTCATCGATGTAAGGCAGACCGCCTAGATCGACACTCTCATAAAGAGACAACCTAAAATCAATGAATCCAAACTCATCTTTCTTAGGATTAATCTCATCAATGACAACCTTTCTATCGCTAGCAAGATCATCCGCTAATTGCTTCACTACTGCTGACTTACCAACACCAGTTCCGCCTAACAAAAAGGGAACGTTGTTCCCATCTAAAACAGACTTCATTATCTGTTTTGCTTTACTTGGTTTAATCATAATTATTACCTCCATAGTATTTATATGATTGATTAATAAAACTGCTTTCATGCTTTCGCAATCATCAGAGGATACACACATATCCTTAGCAGACCACTTTCGTATTTCGCTGACGTACTCGTAGTGTTGGATTTTCACTAGTCAAAGCAGTGCGGTACTGGATTATGAGTAAGAGAGAGCCAGTACACTCTCCCATGTGTTTAATGTTGTCCTGTTCGATAAAACTCCTTATTCGTTAACATGAGATAAGTATAAGCTATCTATCATCAAATTGCACACTTAATTAGATAGCAGTATGTGAGCATTACGAAATGATCATTTACTTGTTAATATTTCTTCCATGAGAGATGACCAAAAACCCAAGCTTGAAGTTGTGAAAAAAGAAACTGATCTGACCATGAAGCAGAGAGCATTTGTTAATGAGATAGTGAAAGGAAAGTTAGGTAGCTACAAAGAAGCATATGCAAAGGTATATGACGTTCAGTTAACGAAGACTGGCAAGATACCCAAATGGGTAGAAGTCGAAGCGAGCAAGCTTGTAGCGAACCCTAAGATAGCACTAAGCATACAAAAGGCTATTGAGAAGAAAGAGCAGTCAGTAGTAGCTTCCTCCCTCAGAACGAGAAACTATGTCATAGAGAGGTTATATGAAGAGAGTAAGCAAGCAGATAGTGATGCATCTAGGGTAAGAGCCTTAGAGTTGCTAGGAAAGTCTGTCAGCTTGTTCAGTGATGTCATAGAAACCAAAGAGAGCAGAAGCAGTGGTGAGATAGAAGCAGACATTGAAGAGAAGATCGAACAGCTATTGAGAAGCAACAAATAGTAGAAAGCAAAACCACCCTATTTTTGACCCACCTTTTTGCATACCCCTACCCCCCCTATACCCACACGCCTATGACTGTCATACATACATAGC